AAACATCTAAGTAACCAGAGGAAAAGAAAGCAATAGCGATTCTCTTAGTAGCGGCGAGCGAAACGGGAACAGTCTAAACTAAACTATATGTTTAGGGTTCCGGGCGAGTTCAACATGGGCGCGATGAGCGTGGACGAGGTTCGCGGGCAGATCGGCCTGAATCCCCTGCCTGACGGCCTGGGAAACAAGCGGTTCGTGCAGGTAAATATGCAGCTTCTGGATGCGTTCACCGTGGAGACACCAAACGGCCAGCAAGCCGAGCCGCCGCCTGGGCAAAACCAGGAGGAGCAGGACGCGATTGACGGCAACGATGGCCCTGCCCCGGCCGACGCGGCCGTGAGCGAGACGCTCTTCCGCTCGATCCTTCGGCGACTCGCTGCGATCGAGGCTGACGGCATTCTTGAGCGGCGGGACAAACCAGCCAAGATGGCCGCATGGCTCGACGCCCATCAGACTCGGATGCGAAATGAACTGATGGACGCCGCCAAGGCTACAGACCGCGACATCGACAACTTCGTGTTATGGTGGATGGATGAGACGCGAGAGCGTTTACTGGAGTGCCACCGCTCCGGCAAGCCGTATGAGGAGGCGACAAAAACATGGACGGACAGGGCGAACTTGCGCGACGGCTGATCGCGGAGATTCCCGGCCTCCACGTCAAGGAGGACGAGAACGGCCGCACTGTCATTCGCGGGTATGCCGCCGTATTTGAGTCACCCAGCCAAGACTTGGGTGGCTTCTATGAGATCGTTGAGCGAGGTGCGTTCGACGAGGTAATGCAGGCGAGCCCCGACGTCTTCGGCAAGTACAACCACGAGCGTGTGATCGGCCGCACTTCGAGCGGAACGATGCGTCTGATGATCGACGAGCGTGGCCTGCGGTATGAAATCGACCCGCCCAATTCTGCGGCTGACGTCGTCGAATTGATCCAGAGAGGCGATGTTCGCGGAAGTTCATTCGCGTTCCGCTCGAAACCAGCAGACGAGACGTGGATGAAGGATTCCGAGGGCCGCATGATCCGCCGGATCAAGCGATTCTCGTTCCTCGGGGACGCCGGCCCGGTCGATAGCCCGGCGTATCTCGCGACCGAAACCTACGTCAGCAAGCGAGCCATGGAGACTGCGAATGAGCAGCGAGCGGATAGCCATGTGGTCGAAGATCCTGAGATCCGCGCTGCGGCGGATTCTCTCAGCGTCGGAGACTTTGTGTCGTGGGAGTTCTCGAACGGCAAGTCGCAGGGCAAGGTCACCCGCATCGTGACTGACGGCCAGATCGAGGTGCCGGACTCGTCGTTTACGATCAACGGCACGCCCGACGACCCGGCTGTTCTCATCCGCGTCTACGACGAGGAAGACGACGGATGGGAGCCGACGGATCGGCTGGTCGGCCACCGGGCCACGACCCTGACCAAGATCGATCCTCTGCCAGAACCGAGCGAGGACGACGACGAGCGTGCGGTCAGCATGAGGCCGACGGCAGGCATGGCCTCGGCGGCCCGCCGGGGGCTCAAGCTCCACGAGGAGGGCAAGAGTGGAGACGGCCTCAAGCCAGAGACGGTAGCCAGGGCCAACAGGCTCGCTCGACGTGAGAACATGAGCGAGGACTGGCTTCGCGAGATGAATGCCTGGTTCGCCAGGCACGAGTCGGCGAGCAAGTCGCCTGGCTGGGACACTCCCGGCGAAGAGAAGCCAGGCTATGTGGCGTGGCTCCTCTGGGGTGGCAACGCCGCCAAGAACTGGTCGGCCCGCAAGGTCAAGGAACTCGAAGGCGAGCGCGACCTTCCGGTGATCGACGAGGAGCGCGATGTGGAGGACGAGCCGAAGATCGTAGTGAAAGTCTCCGCAGACACCACCGACTTCGTAGGAAAGATGGCCCGCCTCAAGGCGGCGATTCTCTCCACTCCCTTGACCGGCAAGTAGCAGTCGCCCTAAACTACAGGTAGATACAAGCCTCACGACGGATTTCGTGAGGAACAGCACGAGCAACGTGAGGATTCACGTCTGCGGCGAGCTAGCGGGTACACCCGCCGGCCGCCGCATTTGCGTTTTGGCCGGCTCAAAACAGGAGCAAGGCCGAAATGCCCTCGACGAATCTCAAGCGCCTTCAGGATCGTGCCGCGGCAATCGCCGCCCGGATGACCGAACTGGCCGACGTGGCCGAGCGTTCGGAGGATCAGGTCACCGAACTGCGTCGGCTTTCCGACGAGGCCGATCGCGTCAAGAGCGATCTTGAGTTCGAGGGGTCGCTAGCCGCCAAGGAAGCCGAGCTTCGTGCGGTGGTCGAGAAGGCAGCCCCTGCCCCTGAGGCGGTCGCTGCGGCCGTTGTCGAGGAGCGGAAGGTCGATATCCGCCCGATCAACCCACATCACACGACCCTTCGCTGCTTCAACGACAGCCCAGAGGCCGTCGAGAGTGCCTATCGCTGCGGCCGATGGATCGCTGCAACCGTGTTCAAGCGGGACACCGACATCCGGTGGTGCCGCGACCACGGCATCGAGGCTCGTGCCCTGAACGAGGGGAGCAACTCGGCCGGCGGAAGTCTCGTCCCAGAGGAATTCGCAGCCCGTGTGATCAGATTGGTAGAAACCTTCGGGACGTTCCCCGGCGCTGCCGAGAACGTCAACATGAGCCGGGACACGATGATCGTCCCCAAGCGGCTCACGGGCACCACGGCCTACTTCGTGGGCGAGGGTTCGGCGGTCACTGAGTCCGAGCCGACCTACGGCAACGTGTCTCTTGTCGCGAAGAAGCTTGCGGTCGGTTGCAGGATGTCGTCCGAGGTCGTGGAAGACACCGCTGGCGTAGTGAGTTTGGCTGACCAAGTTGGCCTCGAATTCGGGACTAGCCTGGCTTTCAAAATCGATATCTGCGGCTGGATCGGCGACGGAAACCAGGCCACTTACGGTGGCATCAACGGCATCGCCAACAAGATCAATGACGGCACTCACACTGCCAGCGTTCATACGGCCGCGAGCGGCAACACTGCCTTCGAGACGCTCGACATCGAGGACTTCCTCGGTGCGATGGGCAAGCTGCCGATTTATGCCCGCCAGGGTGCCGCATGGTATGTGAGCCCGGCAGGCTACGCGGCCTCAATCAGCCGGCTGAAGTATGCCGCTGGCGGCAACACG